CTAGGTCAGTAACCGTAATGCGTTTGGTTTCGCTGGCGCTAGAGTCGGCAATTGCAAGTTGATCTCCTGCAGCAAGATCAGCGCCCGCAAGCGAGGCCAATTCTGTGATTTTAAGGTCGGCCATGCCGTGACTCGCGAATCGTGGACACCAATAGACTTAGTTTAAGCCTAATCGGGCTCTTCAAGCAGGATAAAGGAACTGGCATCTTGCTCAAGGGCAATCTTGTCACCGCTTTCCTGAAGAAGGCGTCTATATGGCTGAGTTCTGGCTTTAAGCCTTACCGGCCCTGTCGTCACGAACTCAATATTGGTATCAATGATCTCACCAGACCTAAACGCAGTCGCAGAATTTGTGATAATTGCATCAAACTCCCACCACAGGGAATCATTTGTCTGAGTTGCATCAAAATCACCAGCAACAGCAGAGGTATCTGCTGATTTTATGTAAAATTTTGCATGAAATGAAGAACCGATCTCAGTGCGTAAAATTAGCTGTAAAAGATAATGTGCCGGCTCTCGACCGGCATTGTTTACGTAATCCCATTCGGCAGCCAATCTACCGCTGCCGCTGATGAGAGAACTGTATTGCTGTCTGTGCTCATCGCTCAAAACAGTTATATCAACAGTTTCACGCGAAGTATTTAATTCATAGTCGTTGATGCAGGCGAGCAGCCGGTAATCTCTATCTCGAATCGTTACGCGGATTGGTATTGCACGCGAAATGGTTGCTAGCGGCACAAGTCCGTCAACGCTTCCTTCTAGGCTGTCGTCGAAGTTGTCGTAAAGTTTTACGCCCCCAAGCTCGTCAATAAACGCATACCAATTGCCGCTAGTTTGCACCGTGTTATTCGCCCAGCCGGATGCATTGATAAAGTCAAGATTAGTGCCATCAGTTGAAGCGATCTCGACAAGATCGCCTGTAATTAAATATCCATCTTCAAAGTCAAAACTAAATCGATTCCTGTCTGCATTGACATCAGAACTGTTTACTATTGAATCTTTTGAGCCCTCAAGCGATTTTCGCTTGATCTCTATGCTTCCGATGTTTCCTAGATAAACGCCCATCAGATTGTCACTCCGGTCAACGCACCAGTGCCCTGGAACGAAATCTGCGCAGAGCTAACTTCACCTACACTTGCTCCGAAAGTCACGCTCGTGACGTATGCAGTGAGGCGAACATCATGGTTGGTGTTACCTTCGACCAGGCGCAAACGGAGATCCACTGTGTCAGTGCTGCTAACACCTGCAATCTTCAAAACTTTCTTTAGTGCAGTTGCGGCATCATTACGACCATCGTCGTTGTAATACAACAGTGCGGCACTGCCGCTAAATTCTTGCACGCCCGGAGCGTAAGAACGCTGGTCATCGCCAAGCGTTGTGGTTTCCAAAACCTCTAACGCTCCAGTGAGCGACCAATTGGTCACTTTTATTTGCTCGGTGCCGTCGATCAGCAGCTTACCGTCTCTACCTGTATAGACCTTTGACATCAGAGCACTCCGATCAACTCAACTGTAACGCTGGAGATGCCAGGACGCACTGAAGCAACGGATGGTGGGGCTGCGTACCGCCACTTATTACCTACTGTTACATCAATAGCGGCTGCGCTACCTCCCCACCCAGTTCTAAATTGAGACGGCAACGTAAACGTGGTAAAGCCTCCCTTTACTTCGTCGTAGTGACTAATAAAATCGTCCGCTGCTGTGTCCGCAATATTGGCATACTGCAACTGCAGTGTCATGCCAGTGCGCTTATCCCCGTAAAGAATACGGACCTCTTTACCTGACTGTGACGTGAAGGTTTTGTATGTATAGTCGCCAGCGTCAAAGGTTCGGCCAGTTGGCTCGTGGCTCGGAAACGCCATTACTCGTCACCTCCTCCTATAAATTCCACATTACCGCTGAAACCCAGTGCATCGATGGCTAGCAAACTTCGTCCGCTTGAGTCTACCGGGTAATTACTTGCTTTAATTGTGACGATACCGTCTTGGTCAACGTCGAGAGCCTCGATCTGATAAATCTGCGAGCTTTCGTACGAACCAGCCTTAACCGAAAATACACTGTTAAAGAGCTCTGTGGCTTTGCCTCCTCTGATTTCAAGCGTGCCTTCTTCGATGCTTGTACTGCTCCGCTCCCAGTAGTAAACCGAGTAGCTGCCGTCAGCAAGTGCGTTAACAGCAGTCACATTGCCCTGATCGTCAACGATTCCATTGTTGTCAGGACGATAAGGGCTCATCTCGCTTGCCACGCGGATAAACTTGCCTGGCTCCAAGTTCAGTCCCCATGGCAGTGTCTTAAATGTGATCGTGTGCGTCTGATACCGACGAACTGCGAGGAAGTAACGAGCAACCCGCTGTGCGTGTTCAATGCTATTGATATGTGGTAGATCAAATTCTTCGATAGGAAGCTCGGTGCTGTTGGCAACGTCTGTGTATCGAGCAATCAATGTTCTTTGCTCAGGGAATTGATTCGGACGTGAAATGTTAAAGATGATCGCGCATTGGAATAATTTGCGTTCTTCAAGTTCTAACCAGTCAATCTCAAGACTATCCTCAAGCATGTTTCCTTCAGTAAACATGGCGGAAATAAGGATTGGATTTGTTGTGTCGATAACTCCGTCTGCGTGATATGGAAGTGCAGGCTCAAGCGCAAGTCTTCCGTTCTTCAAGCTTGTGAAGCACAATACACTTGGAGCCGTTGCTGCCAGCCAAGTGCGTAGATTTACTGGCTCGGAAATGGATCCGTCCCAGAACAAACGGTTGGCACGTAGGTATTTTGCAGTATTTACAAGTGCCTCACGATCAACCAGAGCTGAATTTATAATTTCGCCAGCGCCTGTATCTTTGTCGGTAACAAGATACCAGAGCAAATCTGTGAGCAGGTTGCTAGGCGCCGTATCGTTGTCGAGAAGACGTTCCACCTCGATGCCGTTTTTCACATAGCAGCGAAGCTGGTCGAGTTGAGTAAAGTTTTCGCTCGACTTCAGTTTTAAGCCTGCTATTGCGCAGCCGTCATAGTTGACCGGGATCTCTTCATCCAGCGTTTCGTTTACGTAAATAATTTCATGCTCTGGAGAGTCATCACAGCTACGGCTAACTAAATCCCCGTAATGCGACACCTCTGCAATGCCGCTGTAACGCTCAAAAATTCTTGTCGCAGTGCGCGGTGTGTCGTTTTCTTGGTAGACAAAGAGCGGTTCAACGCTATACCTGAAGGCAAACTGCACTCCATTTACGTTTCTTGCATTTTTTTCAAACGTGTCGCCAGTTGCCCAGTTACCTGTCGTATCAACCACCCTAGTGCCGACAATTTTCCACCATTTATTGCGAGGAGTGTGATCGTAATCCCGCCGATATACCTCGACCGTAAGCTCCATGTTTACGCTTCTGCCGCCTGAAGAATAAGTCCAATTGCTCTTTGTTCTACGTTCACCGACAGCCAATTCGGGGTTATTGAAATACGGATCTAGCCCAAAGAAAATTGACATAATATTGCTTAAAGTATTTTCTCTAATCGGGTCGCCTGTCTGGTAGCTGCTTGAAGTGTCTCTGGAAGTTACGCTTTCAAGCTGGACAGTTAAGCCGCTAGGAACCCATTCGCCATAGACAAGATTGATTTTCCCATCCCCGTCATAAATAAGCTCAGGCACAACTGCCATTTGCGGATGCGTGAAAATATCACGAGGCTTTGCAAAGTAACCGCGACCGCTGATGCTAAATCTGCCAAGGTATGTATCAGATGTCCAGCTTTGTTGTGGTGTCTTGCCGCCGTCAAGAACGAAAACATTCTCAGCGCCGGAGCTTTGCTGCGTTGGGATTGCGCTGTTAAATGGGCGTAACCTGTACTCTAATTGAGTTCGACTTGGATGAGTGACCCGGATAGACGAGTAGATGTCTATGGGCGCGTTACCTATAACAGCAAACAAGTAAGGGCCGATATTTACCCACCCATTGTTTGCATTGTTTTCAGTAAAGTTAGTGTTATCGCTATAGCGAACGTCTAATGCAAACAAGGAAATCCTCCTTGAGAACATTGTCATCTTCCCTTCAGTTAAGCTGATATTCTCTTCGTTGTACTGCGCCATAATTCCGGGAGCAGGCAACGTATTAAAGTTTGTGAGGTTGCTAAATTTTGTCCAGACTTGAGATTTGATTCCGATCTCCGTCACATCGCAAGCGCGAGTATTCTGAAACGTTCCAATCTCATACTTCAAGATTGGATAGAAGGATTCCTCAATGTCAGAAAAAGGCAAGTACCTTTCTTGGCTAATAGCAGCTTTATCAACAATGCCAATTTTTCTTTGGTTGCGGCTCCAGCCTTCTAGGCAACGCAAGGTGATTCTGTATCCACTAGCTGAATGGATTTCTGGGTCGTAACGCTCGGAAGGTCTATCAATAACTTCCCACGTAGATCGACCGATCATAAACGTTGCTCCCATGGACAGCATTTGGTCGTAACGCTGCACTTCACTATCTAACGTTGAGCGAATGTCGCTGAGGTCAACAGGAAGCTCACTTCCAATTCCAGCAAATGCATCAGACTTCTGCCTTCCTTTTCCAAGTAGAATAACAATTTTATCCCCTACATTTACTTCTACTGTTTTTGTGAGATTGCCCCATTTTTGAAGTGTAGAACTAGCTGAATATTTAGTGTCAAGAATCGTGTGTTCAGCAAAAGTGCTTATTTCGTTTGTATTAATGTGCTCAACTACGCCTACGTGTCGAGCGTAGTTAACGCCCGTACCAGGCATTCCCGCTTTTGTTTGTCCGCTATAAAGATCGCCGTTGCCGTAGGGGTGAGTTTTCATTAAATAACCGTCAACATATTTTCGCTGTTCGCTTACTGCTTTATCACGTTGTTCTTTGGTCCAGTCTTTTAATACTGAAAAAATCTTCCAGTCAGGTCTAAATGGCGTTCCATTGGGGATGCCAGAATACACACCGAATCGAGTCTGAGAAGTTGGTGTAAAACTGCCACAAAAAGCAGGCTGTGCAGCGCCCTGTCTGGTTGGAGCGTAAAACGCTTGATCACTTCCGTTAATGCCAGGATTATCGCGGTTGCCGTCAATCGCAAGATTTCCATACCTCCGGTTATAAGCACGCAATCGACTTCCAGCGCCTTGAGCTTCAAAGCCGCCGTTCCAGTAGAAGTCAAAATAATTTTCGTAAATTCCGTCTAGTGCGTTGTTCCCAAGGAAAATACCCGCAAGTTCGGGCCTTTCCATGTTGCCTTGACCTGCAATCGCAACGATTTCCGCGACTTGATAACCGCCCCAGCTCTTCATGCGGGACCAAATAAGCTGAGGAGAAATCAGCAATCCACCAGTACCGTGCTGATCGTCTCTACGAGTAAAAACGATAGGTACTGTGTTGCCGTAAGAGGCCAATTCCTGCAGTGAATCAAACCCAAAGGCTGGAGTAAAGATTGCAGTTCCTTGCGCTCCACCAAGTTGCCGCTGACCGCCAGACCTTCTCTGTTCCGGTGTTTCAGGCTGTTTTGGCTTAGGAGCCAAAAGATACGATGCGGCAGTCGAAGCGACGCCTACAACAAGACTGATAATTGCAATAACTGTAGCGTCGTTTTGAATATCAGGAATGTGCGCATATTCTTCAGGGCGCTCTTTGACGCGACGCTCAACCTCTTTTGCAAACTGCCGATACTCTTCTTCAGTGCAGCCAAGGGTTCTGATTAGATGCTTCTCGTACGGAAGCAGTGGTTGAATTGATTGGTGCCGATAGGGCACCATGCGACCGCCTTCAAATGCCGGTTGATGTAGAGACATCCTCTGCTCCAAACGACTGCAAAGACAGGATCACCTTGACTTAGCAGCAACACGTCTCCATCATACTTTGGTTGGTTAACTCGTTTTCCCCATTTCAATAAGTCACGCCCGTACTGCCTGACGCTTTGTTCGTACCAGGCTGGGTTAAATGCTGGCGCCTCAATGTTCAGACGGTCTAAGACTGTGTAGACAAGGTGTATGCAGTCCAATGCGCCGTCTGCATCTGTTCCGTCTGCGCCTAATCGATATGGGCGACCGATTAAATCGATCACGACACACGCACTCGACTTGTTAGCGGCAAACGCCCCACAAGTTGCTGTGTCAGACGCTTGCGTGGTACGTCGGAGCCTACTGCGTCAAAAACGGAAGCAAGCTCAATAGTCAGCGCGGTCGATGTCCACTGGCCTGAAACAATTTGGCCGATATAACGATTGATCAATGTGTAGTCTTCCTTATTGTCAGGGTTGATCAGTACCGTTCTCACGTTTGCTAAGTATTGCCCCTCGATGACAGTTGTTGCGAAAGGACGGCTTAGCTCGTTATTGGGCAACGCTATGCTTGCGGGCTGGTTGTCGCCGGTCTTTGTGACCGTTACGCCAGAAAATGCAAATGGCATAAATCCGAAGTTATTTCTTGCGCCTGTGTCAACATTGAAGAAAGGTGCGTCTTCCCCGACCCAGTAATTTTGAAAGGCAAAACCACCTGCTTGATCAGGTGGGCGCAACGTCATGTAATGGGCAAAAGCAAGAGTTGAGTCTGACATCAGAGACCAATCCTCTTGCGTTGAGTAGTGTTCTGCCTAAGCGTAGTCAGCGCACGACGCTCACCTTGCATTGCACCTTGCTGAGCTGCTTGCCTCATACCAGCCTGGAACTGATCAGCGGTGACATACTCGACATTGTTGATGCGTTCCACGGTGTAACGCACGTCGATTGGCTTGCTAAGCGTAGCAACACCAGATCCAGACAAGGCAGATGCAGCCATACCGCCTTCGGCTGATGTCATTGCGGCTCCGCCAGGTCGGCGGTAACGGTTCATCGCAGATGAAAGTTGATTGTTGTTGATGACTTGACCGCTGCCGTTACGATTAAGCTGCAGCAGCTCCGGGCCGCGCTCACCCACCATGTAGGTATTGCCAGGCATGACGAGGCCGCCGGAGGCGCGACCGAGGATGCCGCCAGCACCAGCCATGAAACCCGAGATTCCAGACCCAGCATCAGACTGCAGATTGCCGAAACCAGTGAGATTGAATCCGCTGGGACCGCTACCCCCGCTCGGCAGTAACTTGGCAACCTGATTCAACAACGCCAACACAATCATCTTCTGGATGATCTGCGCGGCCATATCCAAGAAGTATTTGCCGACATTGCTAAAGAAACTTGCGAGTGCTTCTTGAGCGGTGGCGCTGTTCGTAATAACGCTCATGAATGAATCGGTAAATGCGGTGCCGATTGCATTTGCGGCGCCTGTGATTTGATTGATTGGATTCACAAGATCCTCTAAGTCTTGCTTGAGGGCTCTAATGTTTTGAGAAATGCCTTCAGCAAAGGTAGGATCAATTGTTTGTCTATAAAGATCAGTAAGCTCGTCAGCGTTAGGCGTGCCTTGCTCTTCTAAGCCTGTTCTGTACCTAGAGATTCTCTCTTGAGGGCTTACGAGGCCGAGTTGCTCGCGAAGTGCAAAAACTTCGTCTTCGGCAGCTCTTGTTCGAGCTTCTTGCTCAAGGCGACTTTGCTGCTCAAGATCAAGCATGTCTTCTTTAAGCTTAAACCTCAGCTCTTGGATCGCCCTATCCCTGCTTGCAGCAGCTTCGGCCTTGAGCATCTGCTCATTTTCATCTCCAGCAGCCCGAGCCAAAGCGTCTCTGTAATCAAGCTGAACGGACGCAAATTCTTTCTGAGAGGCCAAGGAAAGTTTTTGCAGGCTTAGCTCTTTCACTCTCTCGAAGTTATTATCGGCTTGCGCCTCAACAATCTCTCTTGCGTTTGCTCTGATCATCTTGTCGATGTCAAGCAAAGTTAGGCGAGCATTGATTGACTCAAGCTGCGATTTACGCTCCCTCTTCTCTTTGGCGCTGCTGCCGCCCTTGCCGTCGCCGCCATCACCCTTGGGAGACTGATAGTCAAATGGTCGAAGAAGGTTCTCCGGCAAGTCTGCGCCTTGCGTGGCATCATAGACCGCTCTTTTTCGAGCGTCCTTTAGCTTTTTCTCTAAAGATTGAGCTTGTTTCAAAGCTGCCTGGTCGAGTGATGCTTGAGAAGGCAACACAGCAAGACCAGCACGACGCTCTGCCTGATAAGCACTTCGAGGATCAGCTCCCTCTAGCTGCCTTTGCTCGATCTCGATAATTTTAGTCCTATTTTCGGCTAGCTTTTTATCAATGTCCGCAACTGACCCTTCCTTAATCAGCGTGTTAAGCCTTTTCTGCTCTTGTGCGGCTCTAAATATCGCAACTCCCAATGCTGCAGCCCCAGCAGCCAGGGCGACGTAAGGATTAAGCAAAGCGGCTGCATTTAGTCCTATCAGCGCCTTTGTCGCTACAATTGCGTTCAATTTAAGCGTAAAAATAGCGGCACCTAGCGACCCAATTGAGGCAATAATTGCGGTAATTTTTCCAACAACCACGACGGCAAATACAGCTGCAGCAGCTTGAGCAACAAGATCAAGGTTTTTGACAATTCCCAAAAGTAGCTCGCCAATTTTTGGCAAAACCTCTACAAGTGTAGGCGTAATTTCTTGCAAGAACTTACCGAAGGCATCTTGAAGCTGAGCCCCTATTGGAATCAAAGCATCACCTATCGCGGTTTTCATGTTATTGACAACAACCTGCAGCCTTGCACCAGCGTCAGCATTAGAGTCAGAAATTTTTCTCGCTGTTGCGCCATATGTATCACCAAGCGACCTGACAAACTTCATCAATTCGTTCAAGCCAACTGTCCCGGCTTTTAGGTTGTCTTGCAACTCAGTAAGGCTCATGTTATTGGCCTTGGCAAACATCGTCACGGCACCAGGCAAGCGCTCGCCAAGCTGACCGCTGAGTTCTTCAGCGCTCACCTTGCCTTTACTGAATACCTGAACCATTGCAGTGACGGCTCCTTCTACATCTTGCGCACTGCCTCCGGTTGCCTTGATGGCAGTAGTTACATTCCTGAATACAACTTCTGCATCAGTGAGCGGGCCGCCCGCCCCTTTAATTGCTGCAGCAAGCCGCGTAATTCCCCTGATTGATTCCTGCTGGGGTATATTAAAATCTTGAGTTACTTTTTGCGAAGCGGCCAAGGCATAATTGAATTCGCTTTGATCCCTCGTAAGCCCTTTCAGGGCAATCTTCAGCTTCTCAATCTGAGCTGCATACTCTGCATAGCCGCCAAGCTCTCTCCTAAGCCCACCAACCTGAGCGCCAATAGCAGCACCTGCAAATGCACCGCCGGAACCGCCCAGCACAGTGCCGATAGCACCGCCAAGGAAACCTTCAGGGCCACCAAAAATACCACCAGAAATAGTCGCACCTGCTGCTTGGGCAAGTTGACCGGCGGAAAGACGCCTGCCCCCCGACCTCGACCGACGCGCTAACTGTTTGTCAATTTTGCTAATGCTAGTAACAGCTTGCCTCTCAAGTTTCTCAAAGTTTGCAGACAATGGATCCAGATCCAGCCTGAATTCTTCAAGCTGCTGTCTGACCAGTTGAAGCTCACGAGTAGTTCCTTTCCTAAAGTCCACGAAATCTGGAAGATTGAATTCAGAAAATCCTCCTCTTACACGCTGCAAGTAAGACTCTTTCGACTCCGCAGAGCCAGGAAACATTGAAATAGGTGTTTTGCCTAAAGATATTTTTTCAAAAGCTCTTCTCACCTCTAAACTCCCGCCTGCAAAATCAATCGCAGCCTCCCTTAATTTTTGCTCTGAATCAAGAAAACCGTTACCCGTCTTCTTGACCTTTCTGCTGAAAATATTTATAGAGTCAAACAGGCTTCGACTTGAGATCTCCAATCTTTCCCGATATTCCCTGCTAGATTCGCCAACCCTTGGGAACATGCCTTCAGGGGTTTTACCCAAGGCAATGCCTTCAAATGCCTGCCGAACTTTTCTAGAGCCACCAGAGAATTCAATAGCGGCTTCCCTGAGTTTGCGCTCTGAGTCCAAGAAGCCGTCGCCAGTCCTGTCTAAATCACTATTAAATACATCAATAATGTCCGTTAAAGCTTGCTGGGGTGTTCTGCCCATTCGCGCCTGCTCAGCGCTAGCCCTCGAAGTCCCTATGCCAACAATTCCTTCATACAAAGGGCTGAGTTCTGTGCCAGAAAGCCCCAAGGATCCCTTTATCGCGATTGACCTTTGAAGAACTCTATTTCTTTGCTTAAGCCTTTGGTCGAAAGATTCCAACAATTTGTCGTTCTGGGCTTTTTCTCTAGACAGCTCTTCTGCGGCTTGCCTATCTTGAATCTCAATAAGCAAATCTCCCTCTGATTTCTTAATGCGAGCCATCTCAATTTTGTGATCCCTGGCGGCATCTACAATGCGGTCGTATGCTTGCTCCCAGGTGTCAAAAATGTCAGTGGTCGCCCTTACGGCCTCTTCGTTGACGATTTCATTGCGTGCCCTTTCTCTAGCCCGCTGCATCCCAGGCGTGAATTCACCGGCCTCAGTGCGCTGACGAATCTCTGCGGAAAATGCACCAAACCCAGAAGCTGCATACGACTCGCGAGCGCCTCCCATTCTCTGGCGAATCGCCATCGCTTGGAACTGCTCACCTGTCGTTACGCTGACGATTGACTGTTGAAGCTCTTTGTTCAGCCGGATAAGTTCAAGCGTAAGGCTGCGGCGGCGTTCATACCCACTTACGTTTTGAAGCTCTGTGTTTACCTCAGAAATTCTCTGCGTAATGGCCGCTTGAGTTTTTTCAAGATTGTCATATTCTTTCCTCAGTCGAGCGAAGTAATCGACACCAAGCTGAGAAGAGAACACGTCAGCTCGGAATGCAACCGGACCTCTTCCAGCACCAACCCTTAGCAGCTCAAGCTTGCGCAAAGCTGCGTTCAGATCTTCAGCTTCAAGAGTTCCACTGGCAATCGCAGCGTTGAGGTTGTCGATCTGTCCAGTAATTCTTTCTGGTTTAGCGGAAAGAACTGTGTTTATGGCAAAACGCGCTTTACCAGCACTGATCTCAACTTCTTTCAGGTTGACGTTCAGATTTTTAATATCCTTGCCAAGTTGCAAGAACGCAGCGGAATCTTCTCTTACTTTTGATTTCAATTTTTCAAGCTGAGCAATCACATATTGCAAATCTTTCGCGCTGTTCTTCGAGGCAGACCCCAGCTTTACAAGGTTTGACCTTTCACGCTCAACAGCATCAGAGGATCCACGAACGGTTGACTTAAGCTCTGAGATTTCTTGCTTTAGTGCGGCGTAAGCCTTCCCGCCCATCGTGGCCTGCTCACGCAGTCCCTCAAAAGCCTTGATCTGCCCCTTTATCGTCGCTTCGCTATCGCCAGCCTCTTGAGCAAACTTGGCTACATCTTTTGTAGCTTGAATAATATCGGCATCCGAAAGCTTTATTTGCTTCGATAAGTCGCGGAATGATCTATTCAGCGCTCCAAGCTTTTCACCGCCCTTGATGCCAAGCTCAATAGCAATAGGCTGAACAGTTTTAGCCATCTTTTTTGTTCAGTTCTGCGAGCGCGGTTGCTTCCATCACTTGGATGTCCTCTAGCAAGCCGCGTGGATTATCTACATCATAAAGGGACATTAGGCCACCGGCACCAAGTAGCACTTCATACTTCAAGCCGACGTAGCCACCCATTGTGACGTTCCATTGCGTTTGCATACGCAGGAACATCATCAATGATTCCCAGTTTTCTTCCCATACTTCACAATGCTCCTCCTCTGGAGCGGCCTGACGCTGCGGCTTCAGACCGAATGCAGCAGCGTCATCAGCACTTTTGTCCTCTATCTTCTTGCCGCCTTTCGCCCAGTACTCAACGGCAGACTTCAGTTTCCCAGACGAGCACCCTCGAAGGTTTCGGTATAAGCCTTCAGTACACCGCGAATCCAATAAGGATCATCAGCAAACTCTTTCATAGTTACCTGCGAAAACGGCACAGCTTTGCCATCCTCATCCTCAATGCCTTCCCAGCCAGTCAGCACAGCTTTTAACAGTTCAAGATCACCTTTGTCTGCAAGCTTCTGGAACTCAGAACGAGGCACGCGCTTAAAAATAGCGTCAAACCTAGAGTCTTCAAATACACCGCCGTCAGTAGGCTCTTCAACAGTCACAGGCCACTTGAAGGTCTTAACCTTTTTGCGAATAAAAGCCATGAGGCAAAATAGACTCCAGCAAACTATACAGCAATAAAAAAAGGGCCGCAATGCGACCCTTCGCTCCCCACTCGCCTTGGATC